GTATCTAAAGAGGTTAAGGGTCGTTGGGGACCTGATGACGACTACTTTGAAAATTTCAAATCGCTTACAGGCCTTGACCATGTTATTGGCGGCAAGGGCATGAAGAAGTACTACGACGAGATTTACCCCGGCTACCTCAAGAAGTTTGGCAAGAAGTACGGCGCAAATGTTGGCAACACAACCGTTGACGCTGACGGCGTGGCCGAGCCTTTGTTCTACATGGACATCACTCCTGCGATGCGCAAGGAGTTCAGCACTGGCATTCACATGAAGCGTGGCGGCAAGGTGTCGTTCGCCTCAAATGTTGACGCGATGCGTTACGAATTAAATAAAAGGCAATAACTATGGCTACTGAAATGCCAATCCCGCAGGACTATGGTCGCTTCATCGCCCCCGCGGCGCAGGGTGACAACGAGTTCACAGACAGCGAGTTCGGCGACGTTGCCGAGGTCGACCTGTTCAAGCAGCCTGAGGTTGAGGAGCAGGACGACGGCTCAGCGATTGTGCGTCTAGATGATGACACGCTGGGGCCAGAAGACTCACCGGACTTCTACGAGAACTTAGCCGAAAGCATCCGTGCGTATGACTTATCGGGCATTGCGTCTAAGTACATCGAGCTCGTTGAGAAGGACAAGGACGCCCGCGAGGGACGTGATAAACAGTACGAAGAGGGCCTGCGTCGCACGGGACTTGGGCAAGACGCCCCCGGTGGCGCATCTTTTATGGGTGCCAGTAAGGTCGTGCACCCCATCATGGCCGAGGGCTGCGTGGACTTCGCAGCGCGAGCGATCAAAGAGCTCTTCCCGCCAGACGGTCCGGTGCGCTCAAAGATACTCGGTGAGGTGACTGAGCAGAAGACGATGATCGCCGAGCGCAAGCGCGATTACATGAACTACCAGTTGACCGAGAAGATCGAGGAGTACCGTGACGAGGAGGAACAACTCCTCACCCAACTTCCACTTGGTGGCTCGCAGTACATGAAGATCTGGTACGACGAGAGCAAGCGCCGTCCGTGCGCCGAGTTCCTGCCGATCGATAACGTGTACTTGCCCTTTGCCGCGGCGAACTTTTACACCGCGAGCCGTGTGACCGAGGTCAACGACATCACGCAAGACGACTTTGAGGCTCGCGTCTCATCAGGTCTGTACATCGATCTTGACATCTACCGTGCGAGCCAAGAGCCTGAGGAGAGTAAGCCTGAGAAGGCGAACAACAAGATTGAGGGTCGCAAGTCAGAGTCTGACAACATTGATGGCGTGCGCCGTGTGTTTCACATCTACACTTGGATGGAGCTCGAGGACGATCAGAAGTCCAAGGGCGAGCGTGCCCCCTACATCCTGATGATCGATGACCTGTCGTCCGAGGTCGTGGGTTTGTACCGTAACTGGGAAGACGGCGACGAGTTGATGTCAAAGCTCGACTGGATTGTTGAATTCAAATTCATTCCTTGGCGAGGTGCGTATGCCGTTGGTTTGCCCCATCTTATTGGCGGTCTGTCTGCTGCTCTTACTGGCGCTCTGCGGGCTCTGCTTGATTCTGCTCATATAAACAACGCCCCCACGATGCTTAAGCTCAAGGGCGGCAAGGTCTCAGGGCAGAGCATTGTTGTCGAGCCCACGCAGGTCACGGAGATTGAGGGTGCACCGGGCGTAGACGACGTGAGAAAGATCGCGATGCCGATGCCGTTTAACCAACCCTCCGCGGTGTTGTTTCAGCTTTTAGGCTGGCTTACATCGGCGGCTAAGGGTGTAGTGACTACCGCCGAAGAGAAGATCGCTAACGTCACCTCTAACGCCCCCGTAGGCACCACGCAGGCGCTGATCGAGCAGGGTGCTGCGGTGTTCTCATCCATCCACGCGCGGCTGCACACAAGCCAAGCACGGGTGCTCAAGATCATCGGGCGCTTGAACCGCTGGTACTTGGATGACAACCCTGACGAGATGAGCCAAGAGTTAGGCGTCACCTCAAAGGACTTTGAGAAGAACTCTGACGTTGTACCAGTGTCTGATCCCCACATCTTTGCGGAGTCACAACGCTATGCACAAGTACAGGCTCTCGCCGCACGCGCGCAGGCGAATCCAGACTTATACAATCGACTGGCTGTTGAAAAGCGAATTCTTAAGCAGATCAAGCTTCCTGATATCAATGAAGTGCTACCTGATCCGCAAGACGTTAAGGAAATGAACCCCGCGCTTGAGAACGTCGCCATGACGCTTGGTAAGCCCGTGGGCGCGTTTCCCAACCAAGAGCACTTAGCGCACATGCAAGTTCACTTGGACTACGCCAAGGACCCTATGTACGGCGCAAGTCCTATCATGGCCCCGGTGTTTATCCCCGCGATGCTTGAGCACTTAAAGCAGCACTTAACGCTCTGGTACCTGAACTCGATGGACCGGTACGCATCCAATGCGCTAGGCGAGCAGTTTGATATCTTGAAGGTGCAACCCATCATTCAGGAGGCGCAGAAATTGCTTGCAGCGAGCTCGCAGCACGTGCACCAAGACACGCAGCAGCAGTTTGCGGGTGTGGTGCCGATCATGCAGCAGATGATCCAGACCATCCAGCAACTCAAAGCGCAGCAACAGCCTACTGATCCGTCAGTGCAGGCGCTTGTTCAGACCCAGATGGCCGAGACTAACCGTAAGGCGGCAGAGGATCAGGCTCGTTTACAGCTTGATGGCGCAAAGCTCGCGGCAGATACGAAGGCCAAGCAGGAGAAGAACGTTGCCGACCAGCAGATTAAGGCGGCAGAGCTCACGCACGACATCAACTTACTCACGCTTGAGCAGCAGCACGAAGCACAGCGTCAACAACTCGCAGCACAACAGCAACAACAATTAGCAGCACAGCAGCAACAGGCGCAAATGGCGCAACAATCCCAACCTGAAGCACCACCTCAAGGAGTTTAATCATGTCAGACGCAATTTCACAACACAAACGCATGGCCATGGGCGAGTCTGTGCCTATGGCTAAGGGCAAGTCAGTCATTCAAAAGTACGCCAAGGGCGGCGCAGTCATGGCAGAGGGCGGCGCAGCTAATCTGCCAGCAAGAGGCGGCGTTCTAGAGCCAATGAAATCAACGGGCGCAAAGATTGCCAGCCTGAAAAACGGCGGTATGCCTAAGAAGGGTATGGGCTTGACGATCGCTATCGGCATCCCTGTGCGTAAAGCAGCAGGCCGTGGTCGTTAACCCAGTCAGCGAGCTGATCGGCAAGCTAAAAGAACGGCGCTTAGAGTTAGCGCTGTCTCTTGCTGACGGCTACGCGATCAATATTGAGTCCTATCACCGCATGGTCGGCACATATCAAGGGCTTGGTGAAGCTCTAGACATACTTGACGAGATTTTGACAGAGAAAGACGAAGATTTGTAACGCCTTTAGCAAGCGGGGTCGGGCTTTTGATAAGGGTCACCGACCTAACCACTCGGCTTTAGAGTTGACGCCTCGGAAAGACGAGGATAACCGCGCCGAATGGCGCTTTTAACCAAGTGCCGAATGGCGCTTTTAGGAGTGAGTATGAAGGACTTTGAGACCCTCGACGAGGCGTTCCCGCAGTGTATGCACGGCATCACGCCTCTTGGTGCCCGAGTGTTGTTACAACTCAAAAGCGTCAAAAAAGCAAGTAAAGGCGGCATCATCTTGGTAGAAGAAACACGCGAAACTGAGCGTGCGCAGTCAATGATCGGCAAGGTCTTAGCACTTGGCCCGATCGCATTCAAGAATCGTGACACTTTATCCGAATGGGGCGAGGGCATCTGGTGCCAAGTCGGCGACTACGTGCGCGTACCGCGCTGGTCAGGCGATCGGTTCACAGTACCTAACCCAAACGACGCAGAAGACCAAGTTTCGCTGCAAATCCTTAACGATTTTGAGTTATGGGCGAAGGTTGACCCTGACCAAGTCTTGACTATGAGGCAATTCGTATGAACTCAACAGAAAAAATGGAAATGCAGGTTGACGAGGAGCAAGACGGCTCCGCGATCGCGCAGTTACCCGAGGGCGAAGCGCCCGAAGCTGAAGAAAAACCCGAATTGGCAGAGGGTGGTGACGTTGAAGCCAACGACGGACTTGATAAAGACCCCGATCGTGAGGCAATTCGCGCTGCTCGGCGTGAAGAGCGACGCCTCAAGAAGTCTATTCACCGCGAAAAGACAAAAGAGTCCAGCCACCTGATCAATAACCTGCGCACACAGAACCAGCAGCTCTCGGAGCGCTTGGCGCACCTTGAAAAGCGCACCTCTGGGGCTGAATTAGCCCGTGTTGACAAGGCAATTGACGACACCGAGGTGCAGATCGAGTACGCAAAGATGAAAATGCGTGAGGCCGTTGCCAATCAGGACGGTGACGCAGTCGTCAAGGCTCAAGAGCTGATGTACGAGTCGCAGCGCAAGCACGAATCTTTGAAAAACATCAAGGATCAGGCAACTCGGCAGATGTCGCAGCCACCTAAGCCCACGATGAACGTGCCAGATCCGTCTGTTCAGCGCAACGCCGCCGAGTGGATGGAGCGCAATCCGTGGTACGACCCACAGGCAAAGGACATGGACTCTGAAATCGCTCAGCGCTTGGACAAAAAGCTCACAGATGAGGGTTACGACCCATCTTCGCCCGATTACTGGGATGAGCTTGATGATCGCGTCTCAAAGTACCTGCCGCATCGCACCGGCAATGCTGCACCGCAACGTTCTGCCCAACGCCCACGCATGACGGGCTCAGGGCGTGAGTCTGCACCAACTGGGCGCGGTAACGAGTTCAGGCTCTCTGCGGATCGTGTGCAGGCAATTAAGGACATGGGCGCGTGGGATAACCCCGATCAACGCGCAAAGATGATCAAATCCTACGCAAAGTATGACCGTGAAAACAAAAGGAATGCATAATGGATAGCCGTTTAAAACGCAGTGCCGGCGAGAGCCGCAACAACCGCACCGAGCAAGACGCATCGCGTGCAGCGCCCGAGGAGAACTTTCCGATTGTGCGCGAGCGTCGTCGTGCGCGTAACGAGTTTCAGCAGACCGTGCTGCCAAACATCCCGGAAATCCCCGGATTTCACCTGTGCTGGCTTGCTACAAACAGCCAGTACGACCCAATTCATCGCCGGTTTTCACTAGGTTACATGCCTGTACGCGCCGACGAGATGCCGGGTTACGACATGTACAAGGTCAAGGAGGGCGATCAGTCTGGGCACATTATGTGCAACGAGATGCTGCTTTGCAAGATGCCGATGGACATCTATCAAGACATCATGCTTGAGCACCATCACTTCCAGCCGATGGACGAGGCAGACAAGATCCGCGTCGACCAAGAGCAGCTCGTGAGCCAGCGCGATCGTTCAGGCAAAGCAGCGGGCAGCATCGAGGGCAGCTTGCCAGATGAAAGTAACGTGAAATTGCCACACTTTAGTTAACTTGCTTTACTTTTAAAAAATTAGTATTAAAATATGCAGTATATGGATGCCCGCTTTGTAAAAAGCAGGTATCCACACCAAATTTAGTCCTAAAAATCATGTTTCAGATGATTTTGCCTGTAGCTTTGAAGAAAGCGAAAACATTATCCCTTTAACAGTTTTTTAGGAGCATCCTATGAGTGCAACCTCTGCACCTTTTGGCCTGCGACCTGCGTATTTCCCAACAGGGTTGGAACGCGCACAAGCATTGGCTAATGGCATCACCTCGGGCTACGGCACCTCAATCTTAAAAGGTCAGGCTGTTCAGTACTCGCCAAACGCTGGCGTCATCTTGCCAGTTCTGGACACAACAACCAACAGCGGCTTAGTCTCTGGTGCCTTCGCAGGCGTCGAGTGGACTGACACAACTGGTCGTCGCCGTGTCTCTAACTACTGGCCTGCAAGCACTACTGCAATCGCCGGTAGCGTCGTCGCCTATTTCTACAACGATCAACAGATCGTGTACGAAATTCAGACTGACGGCACAATGGCTCAAACTTCGGTCGGTAACGAAGCGAACTTGAGCAACTTCACTGCAGGCTCTACCACCACCGGTCTGTCACAGATGACTCTGTCGGCATCACTCGTTGGCTCAGGTAACGCTGGTCAGTTCCGTATTGTTGACATTGCACCGTACCCAGATAACAACTGGGGCGATCCTTTTGTGATCGTTCGCGTCCAAGTCAGCAAGCCCCAGTTCGTCGCAACTGTTAACGCTATTTAAGGGGAGATGACAAATGGCAGCTCCAATGCGCAGTACGGACTTCCGATCGATTGTTGAGCCAATCCTCAACGAATGCTTCGACGGAATCTATGACCAACGAGCCGATGAGTGGAGCACAGTGTTCCGCGAGCAAATGGGCATCCCAAGAAACTACCACGAAGAACCCGTCCTGTACGGTTTCGGCGCGGCTCCTCAGTTACCTGACGGCACACCCGTCTCGTACCAGCAGGGCGGCGTGCTGTTCCTCCAACGCTATGTGTACAACGTTTATGGCTTAGCCTTCGCGTTGACCAAAGTCTTGGTTGAGGACGGCGATCACATCCGTATCGGTCAGGTCTACGCTAAACACTTAGCGCAGTCGTTGATTGAAACCAAAGAACTGCTCGCAGCTAACGTATTGAACCGTGCGTTCAATAGCAGCTACGTCGGCGGCGATGGCGTTTCACTCACCAACACCTCGCACCCGATCGTAAACGGCGTGTTTAGCAACCAGCTCACGACCGCAGCTAACTTGTCGCAAACTTCGCTTGAGCAGATGCTCATCCAAGTGCGCCAAGCTGTGGACAACAACGGCAAGAAGATCCGTCTTCAGCCGCTGAAGCTGATCGTTGCACCGGGCAACGTGTTCCAAGCAGAAGTTCTGCTCAAGTCTGTGCTCCGTACCGGCACCGCCAACAACGACATCAACCCAGTCAAGTCGATTGGTCTGATGCCCGAGGGCGCTTCGGTACTGAGCCGTTTGACTTCAGCCACCAACTGGTGGGTGCAGACTGACGCGCCAGAAGGTCTGAAGTTGATGATGCGCCGTGGTCTTGAAAAGACCATGGAAGGCGACTTCGAGACTGACTCAATGCGCTACAAAGCGACAGAGCGTTACACGATTTCGTGGACCGACCCTCGCGCAGTGTACGGCACGCCCGGCGTGTAAAGTAACGGGGGCTAGTCCAAAAGATTAGCCCCTTTTTTCTATTCACCGAGTGGTTCAAGCCACAGGAGATTTAAAATGCCCCAATTTTCAGACGACCTATTCTTAGGTTCTGCACCAACTTTTATGGGTACGGGTCTACGCAACTATTCAACTACCGCAATCGGTGGTACTGGTAGCGTTTCATCCACAACCCTGACAATCACCTCTGTGGGCTTTGGCGCACCAATCGTCGTCGGCATGTATGTCGATGGCACAGGCGTGACTGACGGCACTTACATCACTGCATTCGGTACTGGCACTGGTGGTGCTGGCACTTATATCCTCAACCAAGCAATCAACATCGCAAACACTGTTGCGTTGACTTTGCATGATTTAGAGCTTTTTGACAATCCATCTCCAATGAGCTTGGGTGTTGGCCCCTTGGGTCGCATCTATGTGTGGGATGTGGTTCCTCAAGCCGCTGTTGCAAACAACATTGCCGCATCACAAACTCCTGCCGCCGCGGGTGCCTTGACGCTAACGGCTGGGACTAACGTGAAGTCAGTCACTACAGTCGCTGGCACTGCTGCTTTTTCGCTTGATGTTCCTCGTGGCGTCAGAGTAACGACTGCAACTGCCGCTGCTGCAACATTGGCAAGCGTTGTGATTGCAGGCACTGGTGGTCAGATTACCTTCACCTCGCAAGCTGGCTTGGTAACTGGTCAGCGTTTGACAATCTCTGGCACTTTAGGTGGCACCGGTACCATCACTGGCTACACCGACCCAACGACCTACATCCTGACCGCTGTAACAGCGACCTCTGCAACCCTGACTACCACAGCGGGCGCTGCGGTGGTGACCACGGCAGGCACACCAACAGGTTTGACTTACACCTTGGGCGTGGCTCCTGTGACTGTGACTGTCTCTGGTTTTGACATTTACGGTCAAGCGATGAGCGAGGCAATCACCTCTAGCGCTGCTGTGAGCACTGCTGTGAGCGGTTTGAAAGCCTTCTACCTCATCACCTCTGTGAGCGTGAGTGGCGCGACTGGTACTGCCTTGACTGTTGGAACAACCAACGTGCTTGGCCTTCCAATTCGTGTTGCAAACGTGGCTTACGTTGCAAGCGTTAAGAGCAACAACACACTGGCACAAGATGCTGGTACGTTTGTCGCCGCTGACACTGCAACCGCAACGACCACCACAGGCGACGTGCGTGGGACTTATGTGCCTGCTACTGCGTCAAATGGTATTGTTCGCACCGTAATGGGAATCTTGTTACCAGCGATCGCTGTTGGTCCGAACTCAACCCGTACTGGCGCTCTCGGCGTCACACAAGCCTAAGGGGTAGATCATGGGTTTCAAAGAGATGAAGATGATGAAATCTACCGAGCCCTCAGTTGATGAGGCCGGTAAGGGCATGAAGAAAGGCGGCAAGACAAAGATGCAAATGGGCGGTGCAATGCCTACTGCTCCTCTAGCCGCTGCAGCCCAACCTATGGGTCGTCGTCCCATGCCCTCGCGTCCCGCGATGGGTCGCCCAGCGATGGGTCGTCGTCCTGATCCTCGCGCAGCAATGCTCGAGGCCGCGATGGCTCAGCGTGCAGGCGCTGGTGCTGCCCCGATGATGCGCAAGAAAGGCGGCGAAGTTGAGAGCAAGGCGATGCACATGAAAGAAGAGCGCCAGATCAAGGGCATCAAGAAAGAGCTGATGTCTCATGAGGGCAAGCCAGCGTCTAAGGCTCACAAGGGTCTTAAAACTGGCGGCATGCCCAAGTATGCAACTGGCGGCGTTGTTCAGAAGTACGCAACCGGCGGTGTTGTGCAGAAGTTTGCAGACGGTGGCTTCGCTAAAGTAGCGTGCAAAGACGGCGGCGGCTTTAAGGCGATGAAAAAAGGCGGTTGCTAGTAATAAATCGGGGGCGGCTTCGGTCGCCTCAACTCAGCCAAGGAATAGCAATGGGTACATATTCGTCAGCAACTCGTCAGGGTGCGTACGAGCCGTTTGAATTGCAAGTCGCTCGTAATCAAGTTGATGGTCACAAAACTTTGTTTAAATTTGGCATCAACGGCGATGTCGGCACATCCGTAGAAACAGTTTGGGCGCAAGGCGGGACATATGTGTACCCCGCTTCTGCCACGGTAATGAAAATTTCTAGTTCAAGCGCAGACGACACTTCTGCTGGAACTGGAGCAAGAACAATTGCTATTTTTGGTCTTGATGCAGATTACAACGAAATTAGCGAGTCTGTTCTTTTAGATGGGCAAACAGCAGTCAACACTGGCAACAGTTATTTGCGTATTTCTCGTATTTATGTGACCACCGCCGGTTCTGGTGCAACTGCCGCAGGTACTATTTACGCTGGCACAGGCACTGTCACTTCTGGTGTGCCTGCAATTGTTTACGGCATGATTACCCTTACTGCAAACCAAACACAGATGGCGTTTTGGACAGTGCCAGCAGGGTACACACTGTATTTAATGGGAACTTTCTTCACATCTGCAAACTCAACCGCAAACGCATCGACCAACTTTCAGTTGATTCAACGTCCACTTGGTGGTGTTTTTATAATACAAAGTTCAGCGCGTACCCCCGGTAATGGAGACTTCGTGATTGACCTACACACCCCTTTGGCTTTTACTGAAAAGACAGACATTGAAATTAGGGCGATTGCTTCAGCGGGGGCTTCAAATGTCTCTGCTGAGTTTGAAGGCATCTACATCAAGAACCCAGACTAATCATGCCGAGCAAATCACCTGCCCAAAAGCGCTTGATGCAGGCCGCCGCTCACACTAAGGGTGGGTTCGGCGGTGTGCCTCAGAAGGTCGGTAAAGAGTTTGCGGCGGCTGATAAGATGAAAAGCGGTGGGCTATACGCCAACATCCACAAAAAACAGGAACGTATTGCTGCGGGCTCGGGCGAGCGTATGCGCAAGGTAGGCAGCGCAGGAGCACCGACCGCAGCAGCTTTTAAGCAGTCTGCAAAGACTGCAAAGATGAAAGACGGCGGTGATGTCTCTTTAGCAGTCGGTCGGGGCGAGAAATTGCCAACAGATCAAGGGGCAGGGCTGACCGCCAAAGGTCGTGCGAAGTACAATGCAGCAACAGGGTCGAACCTGAAAGCCCCTCAGCCAGAGGGCGGTAGCCGTAAAAATTCATTTTGCGCCAGAATGTCTGGTGTAGTCAAGCACGCAAGCGGCGATGCGCCACGCGCAAAAGCCTCCTTAAAACGCTGGAAATGTCCGGGGTGGTAGATGTCAACTAGCGGCACAGTCTCTCAGACCACAATCTCTGTCCAACAGCTAATCGATCACGGCGCACGCCGTGCGGGTAAGCTCGCCGAGGAGCTGACTGTCGAGCAGGTGCAAGCCGCTAAGGAGAGCCTGTACTACCTGCTCTCGAGCCTGAGCAATTACGGCGTCAACTACTGGGCGATCAACAAAGTCATCGTTGGTCTGCAACCAAACAAGTACGAGTACTTTTTGCCCGTGGGCACCGTTGACGTGCTCAACGCCAACTACCGCACGCTCACTAACATCAGTACGGGTGCCAACAGCACGTCAGGCACCACCCTAAACGCTTTTAACGGCGTAGGTGACCTGATATGCCAACTGAGCAACAACACGGGCGCGATCGGCATTGCAAACGGCACGAGCAGCCCTGTCTACATCAGCACGATCGGTATTTTGCCTGCGGTGTCCGGTTCTGTGACCGTAAACCTGCAGTACTCAATGGACGGCACAACTTGGGTGACGGTCTACGCACCCGGCGCGGTGACGTGGGAATCTGGCACTTGGATTTATTACGACCTTGACCCCTCTGAGACAGCGCCTTTTTGGCGTATTCAGCAGACTGCGGGTGTCAATATGGGCTTCTATCAGGTTGTATTTGGCACGATGCCGATGTCAATTAACATGTCGCGCATGAACCGTGACGATTACAGCTCACTGCCTAACCGCTCGTTTACGGCGCTCAGACCCCTTCAGTACTGGTTCAATCGCACGATCCCTCAGCCCAACATGGAAGTCTGGCCAGTGCCTGACAACATCAGCCCGCAGCTCGAGCTGTGGTTGAACCGCTATATTCAAGACGTCGGCGATCTAAGCGGCGAGATTGAGATCCCCCAGTACTTTTACATGGCAATTCAAAACGGCTTGGCGCACCAGATGGCGTTGGAGTTGCCGCAAGTTGATGCCGCGCGTATAACGTACCTTGAGCAGCAGTACGAGAAGCACTTCATGCTGGCGCAGAACGAGAACCGCGACAAGTCACCCATTATGATCTCGCCCAATATCAGCATGTACACTCGGTAAGGGGGTATGAAATGCCTCGCTTTTTGAATACAATTGGCAACAGTAGTTTGAGTGTTTTCATATGCGACCGTTGCAAGATGAAAAGAGCTTATAGCGACATGCGTGCAGACGGCAACATACCCGCTATAAAGGTTTGCTCTGAGTCGTGTAGTGACCAGTTTGACCCATATAGGTTGCCGGCAAGGCAGTCTGAAAAGATTAGCTTACGTTTTCCTCGCCCAGATGCTGATGTTGCAGAGACGCATAACAACATCATCCTTGACCCTGACATACAGAACGAAGACGATGTCGGGATCGCAACTGAGCAAGCGAATACGCCGAATGACGGTAATTTAGATATATTGAGTCCTTAACATGGCAGATGTCAGGATCACAGCCCTCCCCGCAGCTCAGGCCATTACCGGCACTGAGCTAGTGCCTGTCGTCCAGAACGGATTAACGGTTCAAACGACTGTCTCTGCGATTACCTCGAGTCCCTCGCTCACGCAGACATTTTTAACTGTTGGCTTGCAAACAACTTTGTCCAACAGTCGGTACTTCTCAACTGGTGTCGGGCTTGGTATCACAGACGGTGGTGCGCAAGGTTCTTACACAATCGCCTTCAATGGCACTGCGGCTTCGTTAGAGACTGCTGGCACAGGCATCATTGTTAAGACCGCTGCTAATACCATCACGGCGCGATCGTTCGCTGTGAGCGGTTCTGGGCTGTCTCTGAGCAATGGTAGCGGGATAAGTGGTGACCCAACGCTCTCTTTGAGTGGTTTACCCCTTGCGCTTGCAAATGCCGCTGGCACGGGCTTGTTGGCAATTAACGGCTCGGCGCTCACACCACTCACGCTCACAGGCGCGTCTAACGAAATTTCTGTCACAAACGGTAACGGCGCGGGCGGCAACCCAATTATTGGTATCGTGTCAAACCCCGTGCTACCGGGCACGGCCGCGGTACAGGTGCCAAGTGGAACGACCGCGCAACGCGCAGGCGCTGTTGGCGCGTTCAGGCTTAACTTAGACACAGGCTTGTTTGAGGGCTACAACGGCTCTTGGAACTCCTTTGCGGCGGGCTCAGGCGTCACCTCAATTGCAACAGGAACTGGACTGACGGGTGGGCCGATCACTTCCACGGGCACGATTTCAATTGACTCAACGGTTGTCACTCTTACCGACACCCAGACGCTCACCAACAAAACGATCAGCGGTGCAAACAACACGCTGAGCAACATCGCTAACGCATCGCTGACTAACTCAGCAATTACGATTAACGGCACCTCGGTTAGCCTTGGTGGCTCAACCACCGTGACCGCGGCAGCGCCCTTTGCGCTCACGATGGGCACAGGGCTGTCAGGAACGAGCTACAACGGCTCGGCCGCTGTGACTGTGGCGATCGCTAACACGGCGGTAACCGCGGCGGCGTATGGCTCTGCATCGAGCGTTGCGACTTTTACCGTCAACGCGCAGGGTCAGCTAACATTGGCCGCAACAACGGCAATTGCGATTAACGGCAACCAGATCACAAGCGGCACGGTCGGCGTTGGTTACGGCGGCACAGGGCTTGCATCATACACAATAGGCGATCTGCTCTACGCAAGCGGCACAACAACGCTTTCAAAGCTCACGCTAGGCACGACCAATTATGTGCTGACAGCAGGTGCAAGTGCACCGCAGTACGTTGCGCAGTCTACATTGTCTGTGGGCTCGGCCACAACTGCAACGACTGCAACTAACCTCGCAAGCGGAGCAGCAGGCTCGGTGCCTTACCAAACGGGCGCAGGCGCTACCTTGATGCTCGCGCTTGGCACGAACGGTTATGTCTTAACCGCAGGTGCCTCAGCGCCCACTTACGTTGCTCAGAGTACATTGTCGGTTGGCACGGCCACGGATGCAACGAACACCGCAATCACAGATGACACAAGCACGGCAACTGCTGTGTACCCAACGTGGGTGACTGCTAACACCGGCAACCTGCCACAAAAAGTCACATCAACTAAATTATCATTTGTTCCATCTACGGGCGCACTGACTGCTACGGGTGGTATCTCAGGAGGTACTTTTTAAATGGCACAAGCAGGCTTTACCCCAATCAAACTTTACCTCTCGACGACCGCGGCGGCTGTGCCCTTGGCGGCAGACTTAGAGCCCGGCGAGTTAGCGCTTAACAACAACGACGGCAAGCTCTACTACGAAGACAGCGCAGGCGTTGTGCAGGTGCTTGCGTCAAAAGCAGCTGCAGCAGGTGTGACCTCATTCACCGCCGGCACAACAGGCTTAACACCTAGCACCGCAACGTCTGGCGCTGTCACCCTTGCAGGCACGTTGGCGATTGCTAACGGCGGCACAGGGCTCACCGCGCTCGGTACAGGCGTGCAGACAGCTATCGGTGTCAACGTCGGTACCGCAGGCGCTGTGGTGGTTAACGGCGGCGCTCTGGGTACACCCTCAAGCGGCACGGTCACTAACCTGACTGGCACGGCATCAATCAACGTCAACGGCACTGTGGGCGCGACTACTCCGACAACGGGCGCATTCACAACCCTTGCCGCATCCTCAACGGTGTCCGGCACGGGCTTCACAACTTACTTTGCCTCACCGCCAGCGTTAGGTACGACTGCTCCCGCTGAAGTAAAAGCTACGACAGGCTGGGCTGCTAACCTTGCGCTGACCGATGCGGCAACGGTTGCTTGGAACACAGCAACAAGTCAGGTAGCTACGTTTACGTTTGTGTCAACGAACAGGACTATGGGTGCGCCAACTAACCTGAAAGACGGTGCGTTTTATGCGTTGGCTGTGATTCAGAATGCCGGTAGCAATACGCTTACTTGGAACTCTGTGTTCAAGTGGGCTTCAGGTACTGCACCTACGTTAACAACTACTGCTGCGGGCAAAGATTATTTTACGTTTCGCTCTGATGGCACAAACCTCTATCAACAAGGCATCTCACAGGCGGTGGCGTAATGAGCTTTGTTATTGCCGGTAACTCTGCATCCACAGGCTACAACCTCACACGCTCGCTGCGAACACGGTCGAGTGCGTCTGCGTATTTGAGTCGGACTCCTGCAACTGCGGGGAATCAAAAAACTTGGACGTATTCCAATTGGGTTAAGCGGGGTACGCTTGGCGTTAACCAACAATTATTTGCTGTTGGCACAGGTAGTGGGTTGTATTTTTATTTGCGTATTTTATCTACTGATGTACTAGAAGTTTTTACTTATGACTCAAGTGTAGGTAGTTTTGTTTGGCAATTACAGACAACACAAGTATTTCGTGACCCGTCTGCTTGGTATCACATTATAATTTCTACTGACACAACTCAAGCTACAGCAGCAAACAGGGTCAAAATATACATTAACGGTACGCAAGTTACAGCGTTAGCTATTGCAAGTTATCCCTCACTAAATTACGACACAAGATATAACGCTAACGTTGCAAGTTATATAAATTCGTATGTTGGCACTGCTTATTTTGATGGTTACACAGCAGAGTTTAATTCTGTTGACGGCCAGGCGCTCACCCCCTCATCATTTGGCTCAACCAACGCTCTCACAGGCGTATGGCAACCCGCACGGTACACAGGCACTTACGGCACAAACGGTTTTTATTTAAACTTCACAGACAACTCTGCGCTGACTACATCAAGCAACGTAGGCTTAGGTAAAGACTTCTCAGGCAATGGCAATTATTGGGTAACCAACAATATCAGCATCACGGCTGGTGTGACGTATGACTCCATGACGGATGTGCCTACGTTAACGTCTGCGACTGCGGCTAACTTTGCTGTAATGAACCCTCTAAACACAGCAGTTGCGCCAATAAACGGTAACTTGGCTATTCAAGGTAATAATAGCTGGCGTGGTGTGATTTCAACAATTATGTTGCAACCATCAGGGCTGTATTATTTTGAAGCCTTTGCGCCTGTTGCACTACAAAGAATTGTGGCGGGTATAGCCCCAAATGCAATAGCAAAAACTTCTGCTTGGCAGACTGTATCAACATTTAAAGGTATTGCATCAGACAATACAAATTGCAACTTTTGTAATAACGGCTCAGTACTTTTTTCGTTGTCAGGCACGGCTGCAAACGATGTTTTGCAATTTGCAATTAACACGGCTACGGGTAATGTATGGGGCGGCAGAAACAATACGTTTTATAGTTCCGCAGGAGCAGCTACAGGAAATCCTGCAACTGGTGCAAATCCAACATGGACGAGTGTATCTTTTACAGATATGTTTGCGGGGTTTCAAGCGTATGAAACAGGTTCAACTGTTTGGGCTAACTTCGGTCAACGCCCCTTTACCTACACCGCCCCCACAGGCTTTGTAGCCCTGAACACATACAACTTGCCGACAAGCACCATCGTCAAGGGCGGCAGTGTAATGAACGCTGTTACTTGGAGCGGTGCATCAGGCGGAACAAATCTCAACGTAACTGGGTTTGGATTCCAACCAGATTTTGTTTGGGGTAAAACTAGAAATCAGGCTTATGACCATTACTTACAGGATTCTGTTCGTGGGATTACAAACGGTTTAAGCTCAAACTTAACCGCCGCTGAATCTACGACATCAGGTTCGCCAACATCATTTATAGCCGATGGGTTTAATATTTCATCAACCGCTGGATGGACTTCTTTGGGTAACTCCATTGTCACTTGGGCTTGGAAAGCAGGACAAGGCACAAACACATCCAACACCAACGGCACAATCACATCGACTGTGAGTGTTAATGCGTCTGCTGGGTTTAGTGTGGTGACATGGACAGGCACAGGGGCTAACGCAACTGTTGGGCATGGGTTAGGCGTTGCGCCGCAATTGATTATTAACAAGCCTCGCAATGCGGCTGATAATTGGATTAGTTGGCATACATCATTAGGCGCACTTGGGTATATTTATTTAAACCTAACAAACGCAAGCGCAAGCGCAGCAGCGGTTTGGAATAGTACGTTGCCAACATCATCTGTGTTTAGTGTTGGCACAAGTTCAAACATCAATAGCAGCGCACAAACAATGGTGTCCTACTGCTGGACACCCATAGCCGGATACTCAGCGTTTGGTAGTTTAATTGGTAACGGTAGTGCTGATGGTCCATTTACATACACGGGGTTTAGACCAAAGTTTATTTTGTTTAAGAACGCTAGTGCGGTGGCATCGTGGTGGATATTTGATACGGTGCGAAATACGTACAACGTAGCTGACCTTGGCTTGCGCCCAAATCTTTCTGATGCAGAATCGACATTTGTTACATTTGATATTTTGTCTAATGGTTTTAAAGTTAGAACAACAGATGCAGGATTAAATGGTTCAGGCAATACCATTGTGTATGCTTGTTGGGCAGAAAATCCTTTTAAAAATAGTTTAGCGAGGTAGTCATGCCAGCCCACACAATTGAAATGGTAGGCAAAAGATTTGGCAGATTGATGCCAATCATTGATTGCGGGAAAAATGAACGCAATATGCTTCAGTATTTGTGTGCGTGTGATTGTGGTGAAAGCAAAGTCATTGCTGGGATTTACTTGCGTAACGGTGAAACACAATCATGCGGTTGTTTGCGGCGTGAATCAATGTCTGAAAGAAATGGCAATCTATCTCATGGCAAAGCAAAAACGTCCGTGTATCTTTCATGGCAGTCTATGAAAACAAGATGCACCAATAACAAACACAAGCATTTTTACAGGTATGGTGGTCGTGGCATTTCGTATGACCCGCATTGGGAAACTTTTGAAAACTTCTACGCAGACATGGGTGACAAACCCGCAGGATTTACGCTTGAGCGCATTGACAACAGCAAGGGTTATTCAAAAGACAATTGCAAATGGGCTAGTCGCAAAGAGCAATTGAGAAACACTATTTCAACTGTTAATTTGACATACAAAGGCAAGACACAATGTATGCTTGATTGGGCTAAAGACACAGGGCTAAAGTATTCGACCATTCGTTCAAGAGTAAACCTTGGTTGGACTGCCGACCAAATCTTTGCAGATTTTTAAGGAACAAATAATGTTTGCTATTATCCAAAATTCAGTTATCGCCCTCCTAGTACCCGCTGGCACAGCCTTTGAGTGGGATAATATTTCTTATCCGGCAAACTGGTGCAACCTGTCTAGCCCCGAAGAAAAGGCGGCTATCGGCATGGTCGATGTGGTCTACGGTCAATACCCTAACGACCAATACTACTGGGTCAGCCAAGACGCACCTGTCTACAACGGCACGGTGGTTGAAATCAACTACACCGCTACGCCTAAAGACTTGTTTGAGTGCCAATCAAACGCTGTCAACGCCGTGCAAGCCCAAGCCTACTCAATCTTGCTACCCTCAGATTGGCGAGTGGTCAAGGGCTACGAAACCAAGTCTGTAATTCCTCCAACATGGAATACATGGCGGCAAGACATCCGTACCCAATGCGATGCACAGATTATTGCTATTAACGGCTGCACAACGGTTGACCAATTAGCTGCCCTGCCCCCCGTGGTTTGGGAAAATGATCCTAACTACATCCCGCCTGTGGTTCCTGTTGAACCTGCTCAAGGATAGCGTTTGCGTACTGGGGGCGATCTTTTTGCTTCCGGTTATTTTGATTGTGATGACCGCCCTGATCCCTTGGGTAATCTTTGCGGTGTTTAAGGACATACGATGGACTGGCAAATAATCATCAATATCGGTGCAGGTGGGCTGCTGACAGCCGGTGGTTGGTTTGCCCGTCAGCTATGGGATTCTGTCAAAGAACTCAAGAAAGAGATTGCTGATCTGCGTCTGCACGTTTCAGAAACGTATACCAAAAAATCAGAAGTTGACACCCTGCGTAGTGAGATGGATAAACGTTTTGACCGCCTTGAGCAGATGATCGCTCGACTCTACGACAAGATTGATGCAAAGGCAGATAAATGAACTGGATCAAAGAGAAGTGGGCGCAATTTGTGGCTTGGTTTAAGGGGTTGAGATTATGATTCTTGATATTTTAAATATTGGCTCAAAGATAATTGACAAAATCTTTCCTGATGCCAACGCTGCGGAAGCTGCAAAGCTCAAGCTACTAGAGCTACAACAGTCTGGACAGCTTGCACAGCTCAACGCTGATATGCAAGAACAACAAGAGCTTACCAAGCGCCAAACGGCTGACATGGCATCCGACTCATGGCTGTCTAAGAATATTCGCCCGATGAGCCTCTGTGCGCTGTTTGCAGCCTACATCATGTTTGCGCTCATGAGTACGTTTGACTTAGATACAAACGAATCGTACACAATGCTCTTAGGTCAGTGGGGTCAATTAGCGTTTGGCTTTTATTTTGGAAGTCGTGGGCTAGAAAAGATTGCGGAAATGAAATACAAAGCAAAAGATAAGTAATGGTAACGGCTAAAAAGCCTGCGGTTAAACGAGCGCCAGTAAAACGGGTTGCAAAACCTGCGCCTGTTAGGAACCCAGACTTTACAGACAAGGTTGTTGATC